GGAGGCGGCGGTCGTCCTGCTGCTCGTCCTGCTGCCCGTCCTGCTGCTGGCGGTGGGATGACTGGCGGTGGGATGAGTGGTACTCGCAAAGCAGCCGGTACTAGTGTAAATCAGCTCGCAGGGAAAGGAAAAATTTCTGGGGCTGATGTTCGAAAATTACAAGCCGCTGGTATTTCGGATCAGCGTATTCGTGAGCTCATCAAAACTCGTGGAGCTGGAAGCAATACTGCCAATGTAATGACCCAGCTAGGCATTCGTCCGCCAGCCTCAATTTCTGGTAGAGGTGGTCGAAAAGCTGGGGACGCACTTGGAGGCGGTGGCGGTGGCGGCGGCGGTGGCGCTGACACTGTTACGAACATTCCATCTCAAGCCGTCGATACTCAGACTGCAATAGACAGTTACGCAGCTCTGCAAGATGAGTATGCCATGCTGCTTGGCGCCGAGCTTGATCAAACAAATTCTGAATTTTTTACAGGGCAGAGCATTCGTGCTATCCAGGCTCAAGGCGCGGAAGAACGTCTCGGACTACGAGTTCGTGGTGAAGAAGAACGCGCTGGGATTACTGCGCAAGGCGCGGAGTATCGTGCAGGTTTAGCAGCAGCAGGGGCACAAGAACGTCTTACACAAACTGAACGATTTGCAGGTGAGACTGGTCTAATTGGTGCTCGTGGCGCTGAGGAGCGTCTTGGCATTAGCGCCACTGGTGAACAGCAACGTGCAACCCAAGCACAACTTCTTGCCGGACAGGAACGACAGATTGCAGCCACTGGCCGTGAAGAACGTACGACTCAGGAACAGCGTTTTGCTGGCGAAACCGGGTTAATTGGTGCTCGTGGTGCTCAAGAACGCGAGACGCAAGCACAACTCTTAACAGGCCAGGAACGGCAAATTGGTCTAACCGGTGAACAGCAACGTGCAACGCAAGCACAACTTCTTGCCGGACAAGAACGCCAGATTGGTCTAACTGGAGAACAAGAACGTTTAGGCATCGCTGCTACTGGTGCCCAACAACGTCTTACACAGGCTGAATTGCTTGCCGGACAAGAACGCCAGATTGGTCTAACTGGAGAACAAGAGCGTTTAGGCATCGCTGCTACTGGTGCCGAACAACGTCAAACCCAAGCCCAACTCCTTGCTGGACAGGAACGGCAAATTTCTTTGACAGGCCAAGAAGAACGACGAGGTATTATCACTCGCGGAGAACAAGAACGTCTTGGTATTTCAGCAACTGGAACAGAGCAGCGCCTTACGCAAGCCCAACTCCTTGCTGGCCAAGAGCGTCAAATCGAGAAAACAGGTATTCAGGAAAGATTAGGTATTGCAGCAACTGGAACTGAACAACGTCAAACCCAAGCTCAACTCCTTGCTGGTCAAGAACGTCAGATCGGCTTAACGGGTGAACAGGAACGTGCCACTCAACGTGAACGTTATGCAGGTGAGACTGATCTAACTCGTACTCGTGGCGCGGAGGAGCGAGCTGGAATCCGGGAAACTGGTAGCGAACAACGGCAGACCGCGCTACAATCTGAAATGTTTAGGCGTTATAAAGAGGAGCGTGATTACACGCAAGCTCAACGTCAATACCGAGTATGATCCCCTGGCTATCGTCATTAACCGATAAGGACCGAGAATCGTTTTTAGCTTTTTGTAAGCGTACTAGTTCACCAGTCCAGATGTACCTGTATGCCCGTTTTTTGGGATATACAGGTAGCATCGTGGAATGTGATGAGTGGTCAAGAAGGGAATTTAAAAAGCGTGATTTCTCTTCTTTGCTGGAAGCTGAAATTGATTCGATGCAGCAAGATATTTTAAAACTACGTAACGCTATTGACATGGGGATGGTTAAACAGGATATGGGGACATCTCGTATCGCAATGCTACAAAAAGAGCTGCGCGGGACAATTAAGCAATTAAGTGACGAGCGTGTCCTTCTTGATAAACAAGGCCTTATTCTTGCTGGTGCAGACCGAGCTCTACGTGAGATGTTGTTGATTTTTCGGGACGACCCGATCGAAGGTCCGTTAAGTGAGGCTTCAATGGGAGTTTGGACAAAAATTTTACAAGAGGAATCTTGAGCTGGTTACGCTAAGCTACGGTCATTAGATAGGGATGACGACGTGGCCGGTACTAGTCTTTATTCAGTTTATAGACGGACTGCTCGAGCGGCAGCACAAAAACGGGTTGTAAAGCAAACAAGCACAGTCGATATTGAGCGTGCGAGAACTGATTTTGCTTATTTTTGTGATGTAGTCGGAGATAAGCCACCTGCAGCTCACCACATCGAGTGGCATAAGCATCTTTGTACAGGTGATGATTCAGTATGTTTAAAGGGGATTGCCGGACCAAACATTGATATTCTTGCGCCACGCGGTAGCGCTAAATCAAGCGTACTTGGTTTATTTACCGCATGGACAATCGGTGTGCATGCTTTACATAAGCTGCCATTGAAGATTCTTTATATTTCTTACACAATTGATGTAGCTCGCCCTAAAAGCGCAGCTATTAAACGCATTATCGAGGAGAGCAAAATTTATAACGAGGTCTTCCCGATGGTGAAGATCGCCAAAGGTATTAACTCAAACGAGTACTGGAGTATTGATTGGAAATTCGCAGGAATTAAATCCACTGGTGAAGAAGAATTTACGGTTTGCTGTGCAGGTCTAAAAGGTGCAGTGACTTCAAAACGTTCTCATTTGTGTATTATTGACGATATTTGTAAGTCTGCAGACGAGATTAAAAACAGAGATATTCGCGTTGCGATGGAAGACAACTGGAATTCTGTTATCGTTCCGACTATGTTTGAGGGTGGTCGTGCTATCTGTCTAGGAACGCGTTTCAGGCACGACGATATGCATGGGACAACATTTATTCCGGCAAATGACTGGGTTCAGCTGGTCCAATCAGCGATCATTGTTGATAAAGAGGGAGATGAAATTTCGTATTGGCCAGAAATGTGGTCTTTAGAGTATCTGCAAGATCGTCGTCGTCAAGCTCCAATTGCTTTCAGTTTTCAGTATCAGAATCAGATCGTACAGACCAGTGAGTTATCTTTGTCTCCTGATTTAATTGTCAAAGGTACAATTGCAACGCAGTTCGATTCACTAGGTGTTGGGGTTGATTTGTCAGCCGGTGTTCGCGAGCAGAATGACTATACGGTTTTTGTTATGGGTGGACGAGTCAATGGAAAAATTCACATTATTGATTGTAAACGTCTACGAATTATGGGTAATTTAGAGAAGTTGGAGGCGTTAATGGAGATGATGGATGAGTGGGGAGTTGTACATAAAGATAACGGACGTTATTTTCCTACCGGGAGCAATATAGACATTTGGTCTGAAGCGGTTGCGTACCAGGCCTCCCTGGAGGCAGACTTCAAACGAATTTGTTTGGGAGACCATGGATTGTACAATCTGAATTGGCATGCAGTTAAGGGATTTCGTGGAGATAAGGTTGCGCGATTCCGTGGAATTATGGGTTTATTTGAACAAAGGAAAATTATTTTTAACCGTTATCGTCGATTCGGTCCATTAATCGATGAGATCGTGAATTTCGGCGTTAGCTCTCACGATGACGCTGTTGATGCCCTCGTTTGGCTGTGTAACGGCTTGACCACAAGGGGTAACCTCCAACTCGAATTTTAAATCTAGAGGTGAACAGCGATAAAGTATTTTGGATCTAAACTGAAAGGGTCCCATTCTAATGTCCACCAGCTACTACACACTAGAGCTTGAGCAGGATGCCTATGGCTCCGCTGTCATCTGTCTTCCCGACGAGCTGTGTCACGATATGGCACTACAGCCGAATGAACGGTTTGAGGTTGAGGTCGAAGATGACATAATCACACTCAAACGCGTTGCTGCTGGCTACGATATTGAACAGTAATCAAAACCAACCTGCTGACCATGAGCGATAGTAACAAAACAGTTCTCGACACTATGCTCAAATCGGTCATTAACCGTGACGGTGGTGGAACTACCGACACCATGCTGGTTAATGCCCACCTTTCCCAGATGAAGATGTTTGGGATCCGGCAAGGTGTTGAGTTTTTTCCATCGCAGGATAACCTAGGTTCTCAACGTTTTGATTTTATTGAGCAAGTCATTAAATTCAACAAGCTGGATGCTAGGTTAGATTCGATTTGGGATAGGTTTCTAACATACGGAAAAGGGCTTTTTTATATCCGACCCACAAAGAAAACGTATCGGCTCTACTGGTTTGATAAAGATTCCTATCGAACCTACTATACGCCGGAAGGTGATTTAGAGGAAGTCATTATCATTTACCCCTATAAAGTCAAGTCAAGTAAGGGGTTTCAAGGTGTAGGACTTAGTACCGATAAACGGTACATGCGTTTACGTATTACGGCAACTGAAATCGAGGAGTTTCATAGCGAACAAGAAATCTCCTTTGATATGCCGTCACTCGAGTATGGTGCATTCGAGAAAAAGACAGTTGTTAACAGCATGGAGTTTATTCCATGCGTAGAAGTTTTTAATAACCCAGATGCTTTCGGCACCGAAGGAAGTGGCGAGTTTGAGTGGTTATCTAATCAGATCATCGCCCACGATGAGATGGTTAAGAACATCAGGGCAAACCTATCTTTCTTTGGGAATCCCACATTACTGTCTTCTCGTCCTAAACAAGATATTGTTGAGAGCAATGAGGCTGATCCGGCCCAACGCCCAAGCATTTCTAGTCAGTCAGGATTTCAATCCGAGTTCTTTTTATCTAGCTCTACTTTTAAACAAGATAACGTCACTCGCCAACCACCTGGTTATATCGGGCGCCCTGGGGCTGGAATGCGTGTTCCTCGCGTTATCGCTAATTTGGAACCGACAGACCGAGTTGGATTTATTACACCCAATGCGGTTAGTACAGACCAAGCTAGATACGCTGAACAACTACGCAGCGAAATCCGCCTGGCATTGGGCGGCATTGATGATCTGAGTATCACTAACGTTACGGCGACTGAGATTAAATCAGCTTATGGACGTGTTAGCGCTACCGCGAAAAAGAAATGTCTGATGCTTTATACATACGGAATCTGCCGTTGTTTTGAGCTGATGATCTTCCAGGAAGAGCAAATCTTCCGTAAATCTCTTGCGTATGCGTCAAATATAAAATATCCAGTTCCACCTGAAGATATAGAAGATGAAGCTGCGGTAACAAAATACGAGAAGCAGCTAGCGAGTTATGAGAAAAAGCTTCAAAAAGCTCTTGATCAAGTTATAGAAACAAAAGAAATTCCACCTGGTGTTTTAGGTTTGGCGCCAGATGGCGATCGAACTGTTCTTTGGCGCTGGATGGGACCAGTTTATGAAGATACGGCTCAAGACAAGTTGAATCAATCTATCTTTACGAGGAACCTACAGGAGTTAGGGGTTGATAGCATTGAAGCACTGAAGTATTTATTCCCTTCGAAAACGGATGACGAAATCGCGGGCATGCTCTCCGGTTTCCCATTCCGAATGGTAGGGGAAGTACAGAGGGCCTACTCCGCATTCATTGATCTAGTCAATCAAGAGATGCGGACACCACATCCGCAGCAACCGAATCTCCCGATGGCTGCGGATCCGAGACTCGATCTCACTCCCTTCCTTTACCGAACCTTAGAAAGCCTACAAAAAGAGGTAACCTATGCAGGCCGATACCGCAATGCCGACCCAATCGGCACCCCAAGCATCCCCGACCCAGCCGAGCAGCTACGCGGCTCCGGTGGCACAGACGGCGGCGCAGGCTCCAGCGGTTTCAACAACGTCCCAATGGGTGGCGCCCTACCAACAAGCGGTGGCCCCAGCCCCGCAAATGCAGGCCCAGATGGGGGTGAGCGCTTACCAGTCAGCCCCTACAGCGTCGTACCCCCAAGCACCCCAGGCAGCCCCACAAGCGGAGAACCCTTACAAGGAGGCGTTCAACAAGGTGGTCGGGCTCCTGAGTTCGCCCGTCCAATTCCCGTCCCTGGGTCAACAATCGACTCAGA